CGTCTGTAGCCGTAGCAGTTTCAGAAACACTGGGGCTGATTGTGAGCGTGACAGATACAGTGTCAGTGCCAGTGAGGGCGTCAGCCACCTGCGCCAGCAGGGTCAGTGTGCCTGCAACAGCGTCCGTTGCCGTGGCTGCTTCAGACAGGCTGGGGTTAAATGTGCTGCCCGGTGCGTCTACAGTGTCCGTTGCTGTCGATGTCTCGGACAGGCTGGAAATGTATATCAGTACCGCAGATACCGCATCGGTTGCAGTGGATGTCTCAGAAATGGTGGCGGTAATTGCCACCACACCAGATTCAAAGTACCAACCCAGCGAACCGTTATTGGTGGAGTTGGCTCCCGCGTACCATGTGGTATCAAGGCTGTAGGCTCGAATACCAGTGATCGCCAAATAATCGACGTTGGGCTTGTTGCCGCCTGTCAGGATCAATGTGCCGGGGCTGGATGCAGATGTGCCCTGTACCGTCAAAACCCGAGTTGCCGCCCCTGTGGCCGTCCATTGCGTTACACGCTGCGTTGTCGTGCCAATGGTGATGTTCGTTGCACCCGTTGCGCTGTAGGTGTTGGTGATGTTGGCAAAGGTGTTGTTGCCTGTGATGGTCAGAGTACCTGCACCGCCTTGGTTCAGGGTGATGCCTGAGTAGGAAACGCCCCCACCATCAAAGGTCTTGGCAGATGCGCTGGTCATGCTGATCGTGCCTGTGCCTGTGACGGTGAGGTTGGTGGATACGCTGTTAAACACACCACCTGCCAAAGTCCATGTGCCCGAGCCAAAAGCAAGAGTTCTAGTATTTGAAGTTGCGTCAGTTAAAACGCCGCCGCCTGCTGCGTTGTTTGTGACGTTATATATTGCTGCGTCAAATGTTCCAAAATCAATTCTAAGTGCCTGCGCTGCGCCTCGGCTACTGGTAAATGCGTCTTGCAAAGTAACCGACCCACCGGGCGTGTTAATCGTAATCGGCTGACTAAACGTCCTACCAGCACTTGTGATCGTCTGACTGCCACGACCCGCAAACGTCAGCGTACCCGTACCCGTCAGCGTAGTGCCAGTGCCGTTGATCCAGTTGCCGTAAATAAAAGGCGCTTGACTGCAAGCCAGCGTCATGGTGTTGCTGGTACGGGCAGACATATCAATCGTGCCGATGTTGTAGTTGGCGTTGATGGCGGTTGTTGTGCCTGTGCCGGGGCTTGTGGACTCAAACACCGCAGTGTCTTGGGCAAGCGGGAAGTTGTTAACCGCTGGAGATGCGCCAGAACTTGCAGCCCACCCCGTAGCAGACCAGTTGTTGCTTCCAGCAAGGTTCCAATACCGAGTAACACCAGCATCAAACGTAATCCCGCTGTTGCCTTTGCAGTCACCCAAGCGAGTACCACTGACAGGAGCAGCAGCACCAGCAATGGTGATGTCTCGGAAGTCTACGTCGGTCAGGCTGACGGCGGCGCAGGTCAAGGTGCGGGTCGTTCCGATAGTGTCGGAACGGACGAAATGCCGCATTGTGGCGTTAGTGCCAGCGGAGAGCGTTAGCGTTCCGGTAATGGTTTGATTGGCTGTGAGAGATACGTTCTTCAGACCAGCAGAAGTGATGCCAGTAAACGACAGGTCGTTAAAGGTGTTTGTGCCGGTGATGGCGACTGTGCCGTTTGCGGATGTACTGGTGAAAGCAACGTTGTAGAAGGTTTTGCCGTTGCCAGAAAAGGTTGCATTACCTGCGGAACAATTTATTTGCGACGTATTTGCAGTAAACGCCAAATTTGCAGCGTCAGTTTCTGTTGTACCAAAATTAATTGGGGTGCCTAAGGAAATACTAAAAGTGCTTGAGCCTAGTATTATTGTTCTGCTATTTGCATTATTTGAACTTATGAAGCCACAAGTAACGTTATACCCGGCAGAGTCTACTGTTCCATTTGTTACCGTTATCAAATTGGACCCAATATCTAAAGCGCTGCTTAAAGCCCACTCACACCCAACACCATTTACCGTTATTGCACTCGCAAGCGTCACGCCGTTGGTTGTCAATGTCCGGCCCGTGCTGGAGCTAGACAGCGTAATCGCACCCGTATAAGTCCTCGTCAGGCCCGTTGCAGGCAGCGTCACATCTCCGTGAATGCCAACAATTGCAGTTGATCCAGCCAGCGTCAGGTTGCCAACAAGAGGGCCAGCAATGGTCAGTGCCTTTGTTCTGATGCCGCCTGTGACAGCGTTTACTGTGGCTGTGTATGCCGTAGCGTTGGACAGTGAGTCAAACACCACATCATCGTGGCTCCTTGGAACAGATGCACCAGAGCCACCACCAGAAGATGTAGACCAACGGGCCGTGTCAGACCAGTTGCCCGTGCCGCCAACCCAGTAGCGTGTGCTGTCAGCGGGTTTGGCTGTGCGGTAAACGGGCGCTGCTGCCGTCCCTGTGCTGTTGGCTCCTGCGTAGAACTCACCGGGGGATGTGGCTGCAAAACCGATGCTGCCCATCGCAAGGTAATCAATGCTTGATGTACAGGCTCCAGCAAGGATGTGAGAGGTTCCTGTGCCTGTCAGCGTGACCACGTTACCCACCGTGCCTGTGACCGTCCAAGCGCCAAAGGTCTGTGTGGTAGTGCCAAGAGCGATAGTGTGTGCGACTGTCTTGGTGGAGGCCAACTCGGTAAATTGGTTGTTGCCGTTGATGGTTGTAGTGCTGGTGCCTGTTGTGCCGCCAATGGTCAGCTTGTTGTACGAAAATCCTGCTCCCGAAAAAATACGCGCCGTTACGCTTGTGTCGGACAACACAATGTTTGCTGTACCTTTATAAAAAACCATTCCTGTAGCGGGCGACCAGACTGTTGATGTTCCACTCAGAGTCCATGTTCCAGAACCCATTCTTAAGGTTCCTGCTGCGCTGACAAAAGAACCCGTTGTCACGTTGTACGTCACAGCATCAAACGTGCCGCTGGTCAGGGTCAGGGTTCGTGCTGAATCAATGACCAAAGCGTCAGCAAGTTGAACAGTGCCTGTAAAGCAGTCAATGGTTGGAGAGAAAGAAAGTGTCTTTCCAGCAGAGGTAATGATTTGAGTTCCTCGGCCTGAAAATGTGTGCCCATTTCCGTTTGTCGTAGTTACGCCAGAACCAAGGGTGTAGTTTCCGTAAATAGAAGATGTTGCGTTGTAACTTAACGTGATTGCCGATGTTCTGGCAGACGCATTTATTGTCCCTATGTTGAAAAACTGGAATTGAACAGTTCCAGCAGAACCAGCGTCATCAAAAACCGCCGTGTCCTGCGCCAACGGGAAGTTGTTGATGTCAGGTGTTCCACCAGAACCCGAAGCCCAAGCTGTTGCGCTCCATTGGGTTGTTCCAGCCAAGTTCCAATACACCGTCTTAGCCGCAGGGAACGTAATGCCAGCATTGCCACCGCAGTCACCAGCACGGGTAGGCGATGAGCCAGCAGCAGTGCCAGCTATTGTGATGTCACGGAAGTCGCAGTCAGTGGCAGATAGAGTGCCAACGGTCAGGGTGCGGGTTGTGCCAAGGGTGTCAGAGCGCAGGAAGATGCGGCGTACTGCTGTGGCTCCGGCAACGGTGAGGGTTCCGTTGATGGTTTGGTTTTCGCTAAAAGAAGCCTGCATCAGCCCCGCAGAAGCAGGGGAGGTGATTGTTAAAGCATTAAAAGTGTTTGCGCCTGTAATTGTTTTTACTGCTGCGGTTGTTCCTGTAAACGTGACGTTATAAAACGTCATGCCCCCACCGGCAAATGCAATCGTGGTGCCGCCAATGGACATCGTTGATGTACCAGCGTTTAAAGTTAGATTTGTGCTTGTTGTAAATACCGGCGAGTTTGATGATGTCGTAACCGTACTCGACCCAAGCGTAATCGTCCTGACGTTGCTGTTGCTGGATGACAAAGAGCCAGCGGTGACGTTGTAGTTCTTGGTGTCGAAGGTGCCGTTATTTAACTGTAGCGCATTAGAACTTACGTTAAGAGCGTCAGCAAGTTCAACGGAGCCTCCGTAAGAGTCAATAATAATACTCCCACCAAAAGATTTACCAGCGCTGGTGATTGTCTGAGTATTGCGACCAGAAAAAACTATTGTTGATCCTGCCAAGGCAGTGCCTGAGCCGTTGGTCCAATTGCCATAAACAGTTGAGGCGCTGGCAGGGCTTATTGTCATTGCGTTTGTACGCGACGACATATCAATTGTCCCTGTATAAGGAATCGCAGAATCCCAAGTCACCGTAGCCGACGTATTCAACCCCGTATTCTCAATGACAGCGGTGTCCTGTGCCAACGGAAAATTATCTGTGCTGACCCCACCACCAGATGCTGCCGCCCAAGCGTTAGCAGACCAGTTGCCACCACCAACCAAGTTCCAATACACCGTCTTTGGCGTACTGAACGTAATGCCACGGCAACCACGCAAATCACCAAGCCGAGTGCCAGAGATCGGTGCAGCAGTGCCAATGACGTAGATGTCACGGAAATCAGCATCGGTCAGGCTTGGTGCGCTGTTGATGGTGAGGGTTTGGGCGATGCCGTAGGTCGCGCCTTGAAACCAAACTCGGCGGTTCCCTGCTGTGCCTGTGGTGGAAAAAGTGCCGTTGATTGTTTGGGAAGCAGAAAAATTAACAACGTTAACAGAGGCCGTAGCTTGAGCCACAAAAGACAAACTATTAAAAACGTTTGACCCTTGAATTGTTTGCGCCGCGCTTCCAGTCCCCGTAAAATTAACATTATTGAAAGTTCTTGACCCGCCGTGGAAAAGCGACCCCGAACTATTCATGACAACTGTTGAAGTTCCCGCGTTAAACGTTAGTCCAGTTGAAGTTGAAAAGTTTATCCCAGAAGAACCAATAGTAACCGTACTGCTACCCAGATTGATCGTGCGGGTGTTGCTGTTGCTGGACGACAGGGATGTGGCAGTGACGTTGAAGTTGTTGGTGGTGAAGGTTCCTTGGGTAAGGGTGATTGCACCAGTGCAAGTCAACGTCCCGCCAAGACTTAATGTCGCAGCGGAAGCGTTAATCGTGACCGAAATTACAGATACGTTGTAATCTGTTGTGACGGTAATTGAAGCAGTGTTGATGGTTACATCGTCAGCCGCGCCGGGAACAGATGCACCGCCAGCCCCGCCAGATGTTGCAGACCAGTTAGCTGTGGTGGTCGAGTCCCAAGTGCCTGTACCACCAACCCAGAACCTTGCAGCCATGCTTACTCCTCAATAGGAGTTTCAACAGGCGGGGCAGTGACGATGGCAATCCAGTTGTCCACACGCTGCTGCTTCATCGCCTCAATCTCAGCATCCGTAAAGGTGTGATCATCAGGCAGATGCAGAGCATCAGCAAACTTGCCGTGGGGGGTTTGGAATTCAAAGTCGATCTTGATCATCGACGACCCCTTTAACCTGCCAACGACAGGGTATAGTTTACATTCAATGTGTCCCCGCTAGAAACAGCCCGGTCACCGGGGGCGGAGAAGTCAGCCGCAGAGAACAGCGTACCAGTCGAGCCGCTCTTGGTGTTGTCGCTGGTCAAGAACGCGCCACCCACAGTAGAGGTTGCATTGATGTTGAACACCGCCACAGACGCAGAGTTGGTAGCCACAGATGGGTTGGCCGTCGTTGCGGTTGCAAAGGTGCAGGTTGGGCGGGTGGCGTTGCTGTACGGGACAACCTCAGTCCAACCGATGTGAGATGCCATCGTGTCACCGGCAGCAGGGGTGTTCGATGCACCCGCTCCATACAGGCCGATGTACCAAGTCGTGATCTGAGCCACGCTGGTCAGGGCCGTGCCGCACATGTACTGCAAACCCTCGTTTACCACGAGGTTGTGGTTGTCGTCTTCCCACTTGAGGTTGCCGTCTTTGTCAAAGCACTGAACTTTGAAGCGGCCCAGAGCCATCATCTCTTCGCCAGAACGGGTGCCTGCCACCAGACCGGCGCTCATGGTATCAACAGATTTTACGATTTCGTTCGACACGGGATACTCCTTAAACTAGTCGGATGAGAGCAGATGTGCTGGTGTTGGCAGGCATCTGTACGGTGAAAGAAACGATAGACGTTTTGTCTGAGCCAAAGTCAAGAACACACACCGCACCATTGTCGCCGGGAGTGTAGATCAACGCCCCACGAGCCGTGATGTTCCCCGTCCACGCAGGAGACGAGAAGTTGACGTAGGTGATGCTGCCGCTGGCTGTGTCCTGGCTTGCGATAGTGGCGGTCACCACCTGACCCCCAGCAACGTAATTGCCACCAGAGGCTTCACCAATCGTTGTGTATGCCGTGGTGGTCTGATCTAGCGTGGCGGAGTTGGTGTACAGCGCCAGATAGAACGTGTCGGTGGCGAAGTTGATCGTGCCGTTGGCAAGGCCAGACCGCAGCGTGTTGCAGGAATAGTTGCCAGTGAAGGCCATCAAACCACCCCGTTATTCTGCGGCAGCGGGGCTGCGCGGTACTGACCCGACCTGTAGGCATCGCTGCGCTCAAGGCCATCACCAAGACGCTTGGCCAGCATGAGGGCTTCCTTGTACTTTCCATCGTACAGAGACATCATGTCGGCCTCGCCCTTCATGAACGTGTACGCCTCAACCAGAGAGCCATAGAGCAACACCGAGTCAAAGTTGTCACCCAACCATGTTTGCCCGCTGGAAGCCGTTGTGATCGACTCAGGGTAGTAATAGTAGTGAAGCTCGACGCTGTAGATGGCATCAGGAGTTGGCCCCAGAATAAACGACAGCTCGTTGGTGATCTGTGGGTTCATCCCAGATGTCGTGGTCGGGCCAAACAGCGCGTAGTACTTGGGGATGGCCGTGTCCGTCGGGTTTGGGTACGCCTGTCGGATGAAGTTAACATCCTTGTTGAGCAAGTACTCATACGCCCCCGTGGCGTCAATCACAGCCATAGAGTACACCGACAGGAAATCATTGGGGCATGACAGGTACTTGTTGCTGATGTACGTGGAGCCCGTGACGTTCTTGCGCAGGGATGGGAACTGAACCGTGTTGTAGATGCGCTGCTCCGCCTGTTTGACGAAGACAGGGATATTCGCCACGAACTCATCTTCGTAGTTCTGGGTGTACTCCTGGATCGCAGCAGACAACGCGGCGTAGTTCATGCCATCGGACCCCTGGCCATCACGCCCTTGGTTGCACAGCCCGTGCCACGGATTTTGATGCCGCTGGTTTTCATCGGCGGGTAGTCCTGGCTGCGGGTGTTGGCCACAGACACATTGGCCTTGCGCATGGTCGTCTTGGCGGGTTCTTCACCCACCACAACCGATGCTACTTTTGTAGGTTGTTTGTACGTAGCCATCTTAGGCTCCTTTGCGGCCAGGGGATTTCTGGTTGGCGATCTTGGCCATGTTGCGCCCCATCTTGAGCATGTCGCTGTTGGTCTTGCCACCAGCACGCAGCTTGGTCATGGGTTTGCCGGGGTGCATGGCCTTTTCGTGCTTATGCACCGCCTTCTTTGCGTCCATCATGATCGACTCCTTATGTCGTTGCAAACTTGTTGGATTTTGCTCGATTGTCCCTTGCGGGAATCACTTGCAAATTATGCGGCACATGCAGCCCAGATACAAGCTTTCCTTGAAGTGGTACTACATGATCCACATGCCAAGCAAACCCAAAAACCGTTGTGCGTAACGCAGCCAATTCGTAGGCTTGTTCAATTATCCACAAATCGTCTTCAGTAAGCCAGAGCGGAGTACGATTTAATTTGTTGGCGTAGCGTTTGCGCAGTTTTGCATTTACTTTGGCGCGGTTATTTTCTACATATTTCTTTGCCGCCAAAGCGTATTTATCTGGGTGTGCCTGCCAATATGCTTTTGTTTTTGCTACGCTAGCTTGTTTATAAGCCGGGTCTGCCGCCAACGCATGGTACCTGTCCCGCATGCTTTTTTGATGGCATGTCTTACACCACCAAGCCAGCCCGTCTTTGGCCTGCGCCTTTTTATGAAAATCCGTTTCTGGCTTGTGCTCACCGCAGTGTTTACAAAACTTCATGTAACCCCCACGGATACTGTACCCAAATTCACTGCCAACACCAAGTTGTTTGGCGTTTCGTTTGCGGTGAAAAATGAAGAACCACCAACCGGGTTCCATCCCCATTGAAATATGCGACTTCCAGCTTCCACGGTCCCAGTGCCCAATGGCCCGGAACCAGCCTCAACCTGCAATCCACTGGTACCAGAGAGCCTGTAGCTGCGGTCAGGGCGAGGATTCCTCAAACCCTGCGGGTCATCCACCGGGTACATGCCTAACTGCAACTGCGGCTGATCCGGGTCCCAACATTCCGGGCACACCAGCAGTTCGTAGTTCTTGGTCTTGATGACCTCACGCTTAAGCACAGTGAGCTTAAAACGTTGATCACAGCGATCACACTGAGCAATCGCATTCTTACCAGAGGCAAACCTATTACCCATTAAAACGTACCGCCAATGAACTGCTGCCGGGGCACAAACCGAATTGCGGCCTTCTCCCGGTCCTCATCTGCCGCCAACTGCCAAGCTTCGTCGTACTGTTGTTTCAAGATAGGCAGGCGCATATCCGCGCCGGGTACTTTCATTGCCAAGTAATAGGACAAGCCCGCAGCCATACATGGGATAAACCGGAACGGGACATCCATAACGTTTACACCGCCACCAGCATCCTGCGTCCTGCGCAGACGCCAGTACACGAACTGATACTGCTGGGCGTTGTCCGGTGTTGGCCAGACTGTGACGGCAGGAAGCTGCTGCCAGTAAACCGCTGCCCCGTTGGCGTGGGATGCGGCTGTGGTGTCGGCCTGACCCCGGAAGCAGTTGTATAGGGTATTCCCTGAGATGTATCCGTAGTTGATGATTTCAGAGTCAACCTTGATGAACCCCGTGGCAGGCAGGCCAACCACAGAGTTGAGGGTAATCTGATTGACGGTGGCACTGATTCCGCCGCCGCTGATGGACAGGCCGGTCGGGCTCTGCTGGCCGTTGTACCGCTGGACCCAGACCTGGATCGGTCGGGCCTGCTGGAGCTTGTTGGGCAGCGTGGCGTAGGTAGAAACACTGATCCGGGTGATGGTCAGGTCTGCCTGAGTTGCTGCCACGTTAGCCCCAGTGCGGATCACATGCTCCAGAAGATCAATCGTGTCGGTCGGCAAGGCGTAGGTGTTCTGCCCCGGCACAAGGTCAATCGTGCCCTGCTCAATCGTCCAGAGGTTGATGCCACGGTTTGCCC